TTAGTTGCAATTACATCACTTGCGGGTGTGGTATCTAAGTAACTATACTCAGGTCGCCCACTCTTAAAACACTCTACAAATGGTAATACACCATAAGGATTAATGTGTTCAGGATTATCAGGGTCATCTTGTATCTTACCATTGTCATCAAAGATAAATGTATTCTCTGCATCCCAATACGCCATCAGTTCAGGCGTATCATCCATCACAGATGATTTAATTGCTAATGGGTATGTAAATCCTATAGGTCTTAATGGGTCATCACCAAATATAGGTTCAAAATCCATTATAATATCATAATCAATAAAGCCATCTCTCCATGTAGGCTTTATAAGTATATGCTCTAGCAGGTTAGTCATTCTTTCTGCTCTTTGCATCTTAAAGTCTTTTTCTTCAAACATAGAAGGAACATTCTCATTCGAATACTCACGAATAGGTGGCTTCATATACACTAGGCTAATTCTGTCTATAATACGCTTAGTAATATTAACATTAGATATAGGGACTTTGTTAAGTAACCTATCAGAGAAATAATTTCTTGTATATGGTTCATTACGACCATCGTAGAAGTGCCGAGCAATCATCCTAGCTTTACGCCAATTATTCTTCTCGTTTTGTTGTGCATCAAATTTGCTCTGCCTGACTAATAACTCGCCTATGTTGGGTATCATCGTTCTATTGCTCCTAATGTTGGTTTAATTATTGGAAACTCCCATTCTATTGCATATCCGAGTGCATCTGTCATATGTGTAAGCAACTTATTAGACTTATCTATATCTCTAGTACCTTGTTTGTTAGTTACCTTTTCTAAGTCTTGTATTAATGCCTTGCACTTCGGGTCAATTAAAATGTTTCCCTCCAACATTCTATTTACCGAATTAACCCTATTTACTACAGGAGGATTAGCTTTTCGTACCTTTACTGTAAATCCGTGTTGTTTTAAAATATCTATGTCTGAGAACTGTGCTGAAGTAGACCTAGCAAATCCACTCGCATCAGGATAGACTATATACTGGCTATTAGGGTATTTCTCCTTAATAGTGCTACACATCCTAGCTGTCATTAAGTCGCCTTCGCCTTGATGTGATAATGATATTGCATCGAATATCCTAACCTTTGGCGTTGTCGGGTATGATTGGAATAAAACCGCACACATGGGGAAAACGTTGTAGTCGAGTCCAATCTGTACTGGTAGTGACCTGTTGTACTCACATTCTTTGACATTTTTGCTCCTTTCAAAGCTATGGTATGTGCTTAACGCAGATATGTTTACAAACTGACCATCTCTGTAAGCTGCTAACATATTCTTGTCGTAGTTATCCTCTAATAAGTTAATATAATTATTTGGAAGATATACATTGTCTGTAGTCTTACCATGTATTAACGCCTTGCTTTCGTTGTCATTCTCTACAAATTGATGATGAGTATAATGGAATCCTTCAGGAGATGTAACTATATATATTTCGCAATTATCACTACCTCTCATACGACCTATAGCTTTCTTATACGCTATGTCGCAATTCTTCCATGACTCTACATCGAACTCATCAAAGCCGATGTATGTTAGTTCTGCTCCTACAATCCTTTGTGGCTTTTGTAATTGATATATCTTAATAACGCCATAAGATGTAGTGAACTTGTGCTTCTGTATATTGTATTGATACTTAATTCCATTTCTTTCAAATATCTCACGCATTGGCTCTACGAACAATTCTTCTGCTAATTCATTAGTAGGATATATAACCCATCCATTAGAAACTCCATTGCTATTAAATTTAGATACATGATTAATAAATGTCTTATGCAAAAATGCGTATGTTTTACCTGAACCAAAACCACCTACAAGTGCATTGATTGGCTTCTTGCAGGTAATAAATTCCCATTGATGAGGTAAGTAATCTTCTTTGTGTAGCTTAATCCTAGATGCCTTCAAAGTCTATTCCTTCTATTGGTCTTATGTTTGCATCTACTTCTTGCTTTTCTACATATCCACGTTTCTTGCCTTTGGTCTTTAAAAAGAATATTATTGATGTGTTATCGTTCTTGTTAATATTTTCCATTAGCTTTGATTCAGCTAGGTCTAATAACGACTCCTGTACATTTTGCACATTCTCGGCAAACTCCTCATCTTCTAGCCAGTCATAATATGTTCTTCTTCCTATATTTGCATCTATACAGGCATTAGTTATATTTCCGTTATTGTTTGCTAGTGATATAAGAAATGTTTCCTTTTTAGCTGCTCTTTGTACGGATTGTGTGCTATTCTTTGTTTTTTTGCCTTTATCCATACCCTAATTATAAATATTTTTCTTGACTTTTACAATATTTTTTGTTATGAAAGATTTTTATGTGTATTAAATCTTCTGAACCATATACCTTTTGTGCATTAAGTGATACTACTTGAGAATCATCTAAAAAGAAGTCGCCCAAGCTATCCATTACCCACTTACTAAGGTTATCTATATCAGGTCTTGATTTCTTATAATATGGGACTATCTTCTTTCTAATAAGTTCTCCATCTTTCTTCCTATAGTGTGCCTTAGGTCTTTTATAGCAGAATGTGAGGTGTAAATCTATATCGCCTTCTATTGGCTTATCGGGAGCATATTGTCTTATTAGCATAGCAAACTCTTTCTTTTCTTTAGCTGAAGGGTCATAATTCCACCTTCCGTTACTTCTATGCCTTTGTTGTGGTCTTGGTCTTTTATGTATTACGAATTGTATCAAAATAATAATGTCCTTATTGCTTTATAAACCGCATACCAAAATATCAAACTAACTATTAATACGCTCCACCACGCTAACATTTTTTGATAATCCATTTATTCTCCTAGCAAGAAAGGATGAGTATTACGCCCACCCCTTCTCTTTTCGACGAGGTACATACCCTGTACCTATATAATTTACCATAAAGATTGATTTTGTTTTTTATATCTTTCTCTATTCTTTTTATTCATACAATGTTTACACCTAGTTGATGTAGTATAATATTCTTCTACCTTTCTAACCTTATCGCATCCGTAACACAGCTTCCCACCATCCTTATACCTTTGCTTGTGCTTTATTGTTCCTATCTCGTGCTTTCCGCCCTTAAATCCCTCTATTTTAGCCATTTTCTATCCTCATGGTATTTGTTTCTATAGTATGCTTTTATTTGGCTATCTGCCTTTCTTTTCTTTCTTAATCTTCTTTCTCCGTTTGGAAAATTTATAAAATCATCATCTTCCCAATCACATAATAAACTTCTTCCACTTCCTATCGTGTTGGGGTGATTGCAGGTATAAATTTCTTCAACAGGCTGTATTATAAAAATAGTAAAACATAGATAATATCCAATAACCTCTAACATGAAACAGTGTCCCTATTCGGCAAGTAAGTGTAGGTATGTCTTTGTGAGTCAGACAACGACATAGGAGAGTAGGGACACCGCTTCAATTTATGCTTCTGCATTTACATCTTGTATCAAATTCACATCTCTGCTTGGTAATATCTTAGCTTTACAGCACTTGCTATCCTGCTTTAATTCATCCTTCCTGTAGAAATTGCTTTTCTTACACTTACCACAAAATCCAACATAAAAAGAACCAGTAGAGTCTAATCTATATTCCACTTCTACCTCTAACTCATCAGGCTCATCCATAAACCTTTCCTGATTAATAAATGTAGTTGGATGTGGTATATATCTTTTCTCTGTATGAGAGTTCTTCCAGTAGTTAACCCATTTTTCAGTTCCACTCATAATATCATCCAAGTCATACATAACCAACATACACATGAAAGCATTTTCTGCCTTTGGTTTCCCAATCTTTCTAGGATAAAGAGAATACCACAAATCAAACTCTAAGTTTTGTTCCTTATTTTTTTTCTTATTATCTTTCTTTTTATTCTTATTATTATTATTAGGGGATGACTGCTCATTGATTATTCCGTGAGTATTCACTGAATGTTCACTGCACCCCTCGACAAATTCATACTTAGATGGATATGGGCGATTGATTTTTTGATGCCTTAGAAAGTTTTTTATCTTCCAAAGACTCCTATCTTCATTATATACTATCAATCCCAATTTCTCCATTTTTAGCAAAGATTTTTCTATTGCCGATACTTTTATGTCATCAGCAGGAAAAACTTCCGCTTTTAGCATTTTAGGGCTATTTATGTGTATTCCCTCATCATCTGCAAAGTTAGTCATTCCTATAAATAAGAATCTCTCTACTATCTCTAACTCGATGAGTTTTTGGTCTGTGTATGTTTCGACTTTGACTATTCTGTTCCTCGCCATTTTTTTCTCCCATGTTTCCTATTTAATATAATTAATCAGGGTATTTATACCTAGAAATATTCCCCAAATCCAAGCTAGATTGTTCTTCAGATTTTTCAGACTCTTTCAGTTTGTACTCAGCGAACCTATCTTTGCCTGACTTGTTTAGGTTAACAATATCCATTTCTTCTTCGTGTCTTAGTGTGTGTATTATCGCACCCAATCTCATCCCCATCCCATTTTGCAATGCTTCTAATGGCGTTAGAGATTTACCTGATTTAAGCCACTTAATTACTTTATCTTTTTGCGATTCTTTAGACATTGTTGTTTTCCTTGTTTAAGAATTTTATGATATCGGATTTATTTCTTCCAATTTCATGTTTTGTTTTTTTAAACCCAAACAAAGAACCTACGCTACTTACTATGAATCCGTCTTGGTCTGTCTTGCTAGAAAAAACTTTTTCTTTGTTATTCTTGATGATTCTGAGTCTTTAAATGTAACTTCGTAGATTTTCATTATTATCTCCTATATATTTAAATATGTGTTCTATTATTTGTAATGTCCAACCATCTCCTAGTAAGCTTCCTGCTTGAACTGTTGTAAGTATATCACACCAATCGTCAGGGAATCCTTGCAGCCTACACATTTCTATTTTATTAGCTGTTCTAACTTTTTCATTCTCATATATTAAAGTAATCATTCCAGTTGTATTATCCCTATGTATTAAAGATTTTTGATTAACATTTTCCCAAGTACCACTACTTGTGTTTAAACAACTATGTTTGTCAGTTTTAACTTCACCACTTGTAAGTATATCTTTAAACATTATTTCTCTATCTTTTGGTTTTGGTATGTCTGATACGACATCGCCAAACAAACCATCTTTTCTTGTTCTTATATTTGTCCAATAGTA